AAATCTAAGTTATCTTGGATGTCTAAGTATTGCCATTACCACAACCTTAATGAAAGTGTTTACAATACTGTACACCTTAACCCGAACATGAATGTTCAAAGTATGGGGAACGTAACATTGCCAGGAAACCCTGGATCAATGAATGCTTTCCCAGCACAAGCAACTGGATCTGGTGACAGACCTTTTTCTTTGTTACCACTTGCAATGCAAGTAGCAGCACAGACTGTAGGTTTAGACTTAGTACCTGTTGTACCAATGCAAGGCCCTATGGGAGTATTAACTTACTTAGACTTTGTATACGGTGGAGGTAGAGGATCAGGAGCACCAATTAACGGTGGACTTGATACAACTGCTTCTCCATTACTAATTAAATTCAACGTTGCTACTATTCTTGTAGCAAATGGTGGTGCTGCCACTACCTTTGTTGTGAATGATGTAGTTTATGCTGATGGAGCTAATTCATCAACTGCTGGAACTACTCCAATTGCTAATGATTTAAAAGCTGCTAACTACGAATTAACTTTTGTAGGAGCTTCAAGAATAGATGGTTTTCCAATATTCAGAGTAAGAGCTAATAATTCTGCAATTATTGCTAACCCTGCTGGTGCAGGTACTGCGTTAGTAGGTTTCCCATCATATAACGGTGGATTTACTTATGCACAAGGTGCTGAAACTGCTAGTTCAACTATATACAATTCTATCGTAGGTGGTGGAGCTTTATATGGTGCTGTAAGAGCTGCTGCTCCTGCTGTAAGAGCTGGATCATCTGTAGTATTAGGTGCTGCTGCAATGTTACAAATTGGAACAATTGCTGCTGTATCTGGATTAGGATTAGTAAAAGCTTTAGAAGACCATATTACTGGTTTCTCAGGTAATGCTTTCCAACCTGCAAACGACCCTGCTACAGGATCGCCTGCATTTGCTAACCAGAATATTAACGGTGTAGATCCTTACCAAAGAGGTGTAGGTGAATCAACTGTTGATAACATCATGGGACTAAGTTTATTCAACAAGTCTATAGCTGCTGAAACTTTCCAAGTTGCTGCTGCTGTAACTAGAGAACAAGTTCAAGATCTGAAGCAATTCGGAATTGACGCTGTTGCTCAAGTTGAAGCTGTATTGGTAAATGAGTTAACTCAATCTATCAACAGATACATCTTAGACAGAATCTTTAGAAATGGTGTAACTAACGCTGCTAACGTGCAAGCTGTAAATGGTACTAGTTTATCAGAACAGTTTAACGCTGCTGGAGCTGTAGCTGGTGCTGCAATTCCTTTAGGACTTGGTAATACTACTAATATTCCTGTTGCTACTGTAGCTCCATTCCCAGTACAGACTAACGTACTAGGTGGTGGAAATACTCAAGGAACACTACAACGTAGAGTTTATACTAAAATTCTTGCTGCAAGTAACTTAATTGCTACTAGAGGAAGAAGAGGACCTGCAACGTTTGCAGTAACAGGTGGAGAAATGGCAACTGCTCTTCAATCTGTAGCTGGATTTATTGCATATCCGTTATCTAATACAGTTAACCAAGCTGGTGGATCTTTATATCCAATCGGTGCAATTGCTGGGGTAACAATCTATGTAGATCCTAACAGAGCTTTTAACGACTATACAATTGCTATAGGACGTAAAGGTGATGGTAATTCTCCTGGACTAGTATTTATGCCTTACTTAATGGCTGAATCAGTAGAAACAATCGCAGAAGGAACTATGGCTCCTAAGATCGCGGTTAAATCTAGATTCGCTTTAGTAGACGCTGGATTCAATCCTGAATTAATGTATTACACAATGAACTTTACGTTCACTGGTTGTTCACTTATCTAATAAGTAACAATAATATAATACTTTATATAGAAAGCCACTCTTCGGAGTGGCTTTTTTGTTCTTATAGCTTAAATATATAAAACAATTAAAAACAAAAATAGATCATGGCAAAATTAAAAACATATACTGAGTTTGTTAACGAGGCTCTAATAGATGCTGTTAAGAATCCAATTAAATGGAAGAAGATTAAAAACAACGCTAAGAAATTCCAAAAGGCTAAAGTAGCACAGGCTTTAAATGATGTTGATTATGCTAAGAGAAAGGAAAAGGCAAGTGGTGAACTAAGCCCTAAACAAAAGGAAGTATTAACACAAGCAAATAAAGCTAAGAATGCAGCATTAAAAGATACATCATCTAATATTTCACAGAGAATGGATGATTTAGCTACAACTGATGGATTAAAGATGGTTGCTAAATTAGCTAAAACAAAATCTAATCTTGCTGCCAATAAAATAGTATTAAAGGCTGCTGATGGTGAAGAAGCAAAAAGATTAAAAGTTAAACAAACAGCTTTAACTAAAAAAGCAACAGCTGCACAAACAGCATTAAAAGATTATGAAGCTGAACCTAATGCTGAACCAAAGGCTGAACCTAAGGCTGAACCTAAGGCTGAACCAAAGGCTGAACCAAAGGCTGAACCAAAAGCTGAACCAAAGGCTGAACCAAAGGCTGAACCAAAGGCTGAACCAAAAGATGATGGTAGTGCAAAAATAGAAGTTAGCTCCTGCATTCGCTGCTGGATCTAGTAACATGAATGGAACTGATCCTTACCTTAGAGGTGTTGGAGAATCTACTGTTGATAACTTAATGGGATTAACTTTATTTAACAAATCTGTTGCCGCTGATACTTTCCAAGTAGCTGCTGGTGTAACAAGAGAACAAGTTCAAGATCTGAAGCAATTCGGTATTGATGCTGTCGCTCAAGTTGAAGCAGTATTGGTAAATGAGTTAACTCAATCTATTAACAAGTATATCTTGGATAGAATCTTCAGAAACGGTGTAACAAACGCTGTTAATGTAGCGGCTGTTAATGGTACAGTTTTATCAGAAGCTTTTGATACTGCTAACCCTGCTGCTGCTGTAGCTGCTTTACCACTAGGACCTAACAACACGACGAATGCTATTCAGACTGTTGCTGTACCAGGTGCTACTGTTTTAGGTGGTGGTTCTACACAAGGAACTCTACAACGTAGAATCTATACTAAGATTCTTGCTGCAAGTAACTTAATTGCTACTAGAGGAAGAAGAGGACCTGCAACGTTTGCAGTAACAGGTGGAGAAATGGCAACTGCTCTTCAATCTGTAGCTGGTTTCGTAGCATACCCGTTATCTAATACAGTTAACCAAGCTGGTGGATCTTTATATCCAATCGGTGCAATTGCTGGGGTAACAATTTATGTAGATCCTAACAGAGCTTTTAATGACTATACTGTTGCAGTAGGTCGTAAAGGTGATGGTAATTCTCCTGGAATAGTATTTATGCCTTACTTAATGGCTGAATCAGTAGAAACAATCGCAGAAGGAACTATGGCTCCTAAGATCGCGGTTAAATCTAGATTCGCTTTAGTAGATGCTGGATTCAATCCTGAATTAATGTATTACACAATGAACTTCCAGTTTGTTAATGGAGCTTCTATTATCTAATAGAAACCCATTGTAATATTTTTATATAGAAAGCCACTCTTCGGAGTGGCTTTTTTGTTCTTATTGCTCAAATATATAAAACAATTAAAAACAATAATAGATCATGTCAAAACTAAAAACATATTCCGAGTTTGTTAATGAAGCACTGATAGATGCCGTTAAGAATCCTATTAAGTGGAAAAAGATTAAAAACAATGCTAAGAAATATCAAAAAGCTAGAGTTGCACAAGCTCTTAATGATGTAGATTATGCTAAGAGAAAAGAAAAAGGTTCAGATACTCTTTCTAAAAAACAACAGGAAGTATTAACGCAAGCTAATAAAGCTAAGAATTCAGCACTAGCAGATACTGCTTCTAACATAGGACAAAGAATGGCTGATTTGGCTACAACTGATGGATTAAAGCAAGTTGTAAAATTAGCTAAGACAAAATCTTCTTTAGCTGCAAATAAGATTGTACTTAAAGCTGCTGATGGAGAAGAAGCAAAAAGATTAAAAATTAAACAAACCAAATTAACTGGAAAAGCCACAGATGCTCAAAAGGCATTAAAAGATTATGAATCTGATGGTAATGATAAACCAGCAGAAGACTCTGCAATGCCTACAACAGAAAAACCTGCTAAAACAGAAAAACCTGCTAAAACAGGAAAAGATGGAAAGACAGAAAAAACACCACCACCATTACCAGCAGAAGATAAAGAAAAAGCTAAGATTGCTAAAGACGCAGTGTTAGATGAAATCGGTAAAGCTAAAAGTGCATATGATGCTGTAAAGGACGGTGATGATGAAGCGGCTAAATTACAAGCAGAGATTAATTTTAAACTAGCACAGCAGAAAAAAGCTAAGCTTGAAGGTAACGATGAAGTATTTAAAGGACTAGCTGATGATATTACTGAACTCAAGAAAAAGGCACCGAAAGATGATCCATCTGCAAAATTAGAAGCTGATATTAAAGCTTTTAATGATAGAATAGAAGATGAGAGAACTACGATGAATAAAGCTACTAAAGATTTAGAACAAGCGCAAAGAGATCTAAAAACTGGTAGAGGTTCTGAAGAAAAGGTTCAAAAACTACAAAAGTCAATTGAAGATAGTAAAGAAGATATTGCAGAGCTTAAGAAAAAGGAAGCTGATGCTAAAAAGAAATTAGCTGCATTACCAGAATCTTTTGAATATGTAGCAGAATCTGTATCTGAGAAATTTGCAAGATTAAGACCAAACCTATAAAATAATTATTAATATGAAATGTGATTGTAAAGTATGTAACTGTGGTTCATCATGTGATTGTACATGCTGTAACTGTTAAATAAAAACTCTATGTATAAAGTTCGTAAAATAAACTTTGGATGGTATAAAAGGCGGTATGGTATTCTTCTAGAAAACCTGCCGCCTTTAAAGCAAAAATTGCTTTTAAATAATCGTCATATGAAATGGTTGGATTCAGATACTCAAGCTTTTGAGGTTATCTTTAAAGTAGAAGATATGAATGACCATGAAAAGAATGTTAATAAAGTTATATGGAATCCTTTTAGAGAAACCTTTACTACTCTTAAACAAATAGAAAAGGATGCAGATTTAGTTAAATGGAATTGTGGAATATGCAAAGTTCCTATTAAATCTAGAATGGATTCGAAGAAAGTAGAAAATTTTGTATGTAGCAAATGTTCTAAAGCCCATAACTCACGGAACGGAAGTGTAGATGGTAGAATTATAGATACATCAATCAAATTTACTAAA